TTATCTCTATCAATCCCTGCTCAGGGAGTAACGTTACTATATCGTATAACTGGACAGGCTTTCGCCGAATACCGATGAGTTCGTCAAAGACCCCAAAATTTTTCTTTGCATCATCGCCCAATGAGTCTCCAGGAATCTCCTCTCGCTCCGTGATATATTGTTTTGAGCACATCATGAAATTCGTACGATCAGCCTCATCCCACTGCGCAACACATATCACATCCAATGGCGCCTTAACTAATTCATCAAAAGCTAAGGGAAAAGGAAACTCTTTTGTATAAACAGTTTTTTTCACTACAAAACTTTTGGCCATAGCACCAAGCAATGAATCAAGCTGTTTTGAATCAACCTCATAAACCTTGACGACCTTGTCGCAATACAAAGTAAGCTCATTGTGCGCCAACAACAAAGCAGCAGCACACGAATCTTTTTTATCTTTATCTTTCAGCTCTGGGACAACTTTTTCAATAGTCTGTTGCCACCCTGTAGAAACCGGAAGCTCAAGATTCTTAAGTGCATTCCGAAAACTTCTGAACGACACATCGCGTACCTGAAGCGCGTCTATATAAGACAATGGATTGATCATGAGCGTCTCAAAAATTTATTATAAAAAATTGACTCATTAGCCAATAGAACAGAATGCCGAAGTTCCGAGGAACGCTCGAATAAACAGAGATCAAGTTTTGATTGTCGCGGAAATATCGTCGAATATGAAAACTTTGCACAGGCTGAGATCACTGTGACGATTTGCAAGCTGAAAACTAAAACCATCTGTCGCACATTTACCACGAGCGCGGTGCCAGACAAAATATTCAACATGAGTCACATCCTTATGTAGATGTAGCGCCGGTTAACTGCTTTAGCCAGCCCTGTAGCCGGGCTTTGGCGAGTGGATCATCGGCGTCCCTGTCTGACTGATCCGTTCTTAATGGGTACAGATTATGCTGGCCTTTTAGAATCGGCAAGGGCTTCGGTCAATTCCTTGAGGCGCTGCTCGACGTCCATCAAGCGTTTCTTTTCCTCAGCGGCGCTTTGTATCTCACGCTTGCCTGCATCGTTCAGTGAGCGAAACAGCTCAAGCATGGCCTCCTCCTGTGAATTGGAAGCTGCCCTCACACCATCCGAATCCGAAATACTTGGATACATAGAGCCCTCCCCCCTGAGCAACCAATCGAGTGAGAGGCCTTTTTCCTCTGCAACATTTACACATAATGAGTAAGGGACTGAGTTGCGCGACCGCCAGTTACCCATGGTTTGACGGTTCACGCCCGCCACCTCAGATAGCTGCGAGTCGTTCTTGGCGTCTAATGCCAACTGGAGACGATCCAGGACAGATGCCGCGCTTTTTTTATCCAATTTGAAGAATCCAGTATTGACTTACCCATATTGGGTAATTAGGCTTACACACATTGGGTACATCTTAACCAAGTAGGGACACATCAACCATGAGCCAAGCCATGGAAAAGCGTCAGGTTCAGGCGCGACTGATAGAACAAGGAAGCAATTTTCGGCAATTCGCCATCAGTCACGGCTACGAACCGCGCACGGTCACTCAGGTGGTTCAACGGTGGGCTGGTCACGACTCACTGCCGCGAGGACGTTTGTCATTCAGCATCCTTCGCGACATCTCTAAGTTAATTGGGAAAGAAGTACTGCCCGGCATCCTCGCGGAGCCTGCTGAACTTCCGGCCGCATCCCAGGTTGTGAATTAACTGTAGAGGCGATATCGCCAAGGAGATACCAGAAGATGAAACGGCCAGTTCTAGCAAGTCGTAAAGATGTGGTTAGTGCAGTTATTTGCGCCTATCCCAAAGGCCGTTTATATGCCGCCGCCGATCTTGGATTACCAATCAAAAAGTTCGACAACCACGCCTACGAAAACGCCGGCAGCCGCCCATTAACCGATGACCATATACACCGGCTTGAGCAGGTCACTGGTACCACCTTTCTGGCGGATTACATCGCAGCTAAATACGGCGGCATGTTCGTGCCACTGACGACGCCAGACACGCTGGACAACGTCGAGCTGTTCACCCGTTCGATCAAGGCAGCGGCCAAGCGCGGTTTGGTCGATCAGATTATTGCCAAAGCGCTGGATGACGGGGTCATCGAAAAGGGCGAAGCCGAGTCCATCGTCAATGCCCTGATGCACTACATGTCTGCCCGTTATGCAGAGGTGCTGGCGACCATCCAGCTGCACAGCAAGACGATACAAGGACGGTGAGTATGTACAGCCACCCTCACCCTTTGCCGAGACGTGACTTGATCTCTTTGAGTGCCGTAGAGACGTCATCGACAGCAAAACGAATGTCCTCGGCCTTCACGACTAACTGTGGCGCCTCCTTGGCACTCAACGTCGTGGCTTCTCTGCCACGCATGATTTCCACCAACGCTGCCTGCCGCTCCTGCAAGCGCTGCAATAAGCCCTCAACATCCCTTTTTGAGTGAGTTCCCATGACCTACATCTCCGAAGAAGAAAGACATCAATTACTGGACTTGCTGGCTATCGCTCAGCAGCGACTGGACACCTTAAAAGAAATTGTCTTGACCACCAACGACTCCTGCTCAGGCACTGATATCAGGCTCGCGATTGGTGACGCGATCACCCCGCTGAACATCGCCTATGAAGCCGCGGAATCGCTCTGAAGGAACTCGGCCATGAGCACTTACAAACTCGTTTGCGCGCATTGCCACGGCCGCATGCGTATCCGCACCAGCGAGGGCACGCACATCTTTCTGCGGGTGGCTTACCTGCAATGCACCAACGAGGCCTGCGGCTGGTCCGTGCGGGGTGAATTTGAGATGACCCACGAGATGAGCCCAAGTGGTATGGCCAACCCTTCGGTTCGCCTCCCGGTCGCCAGCGTTGTCATGCGGCGCCAAGCGATGAAGACCACCGATGATCAACCCGACCTGCTCGACCAAATGGAAATGGAGTGTGCGAAATGAATCACGAACAGCTTGATCACGACTACCGCAGCAGCATGCAGCGTGCGGCATTTGCTTACCTGCAACGGCATGAATCCCAGCACTTGGCGGATTCCGATTTGCTCTACGAAAACTGCGTAAGGCACATGACCACCGCGCTGGAAGTGCCGGTGTTCATGGCGCAGCAGCTGGTGCACAACGCCTGGACTGAACTGCAGGTGATCAACCAGCGCAAGTGGATTGGCGTGGACTGGGGCTCTAGCCCAGGCAGCACTGTCGTGCACCTGATAGATACCCGGGCGGATCTTCGCTACCCGGTCCCTTCGCGACTGCTGCCGCAAAGCCTGCTCGCCCAGCGCGATTGCGCACACAAGCCACACCCTCAGTAATCCCTTTTTAAACACCCCGCCCTGCCCCGCTCCCCGTGGGTTTGGGTGAGCTTTGCCCGAAATCCGAGGTGGACCATGGAAATCGACGTCGCCATCACCGCAAAACTGCCCCGCGAACAGGCCGAAGCCTTGCTCCTGGCACTGCGCGCTCAGTACTCGATGCAGTTCAACGAGTACTGGTACGACGATCGATTTCGGAGGATCCCCGAGGGTTTACGGCATGGCTCGCTGCTCGCGGCCTTCCCGGTCATGGCCGCGCAAAAACGCCTGATTGGCGCCCTTAAACACAGCCTCGGCGAAGTGAAGTAAGCCCCGATGAACATGAAGCACGATCTACGCGCCGACATCCTGCAAAGGCTTCAGTCTGACTATGGCCTGAAGCACAAGGCCGGCAAATACATGCGCGAAGGCACCTGTCCTGCGTGCAAGAAGAAAGAGCTGTACGCGTTTCATGATGAGCCGTGGGTTATTCGTTGTGGCCGGGGTAAATGCGGGCAGAACTGGCATGTGAAGGAAATTTACGAGGATCTGTTCAACGACTGGAGCAAACGCGCTCCGTCGACCGAGCAGCATCCCAACGCGACGGCACGTGCCTATCTTGAGTTTGCTCGCGGCTTCCGTCTCGACCTGATTCAGGGCTGGTTCACTCAGGAGACATATTTTTCCGGCGAGTTGAATGAAGGCAGCGCAACGGTGCGCTTCCCCTTGGACAAGGGCGGTTATTGGGAACGATTGATCGACCGGCCGCACCGCTTCGGCAAGATGAAGGCGCGCTTTAAACCGGGTGATAGCCCGCGTGGAGTTTGGTGGTGCCCGCCCTGCGTAGAGCTACTGGATGTGAAAGAGCTCTGGATCGTCGAGGGCATCTTTGATGCCATCGCCCTGGTGCATAACGGCATTGCAGCGGTGTCGGCGATGTCGTCCGGCGCCTACCCCGAAGAGTCTCTGAAAGAGCTCTCGCGGCAGCGTGGCGGCAAGCTGCCCAAACTGGTGTGGGCACTGGATAACGAGCCCGGAGCGCACAAGTACACAAAGCGCTGGGTACGTCAGGCTCGTGCCCTGGGCTACGAATGCGAGGCGGCGCAGATCGCACAGCCCGACAGTCGCAAGGTTGACTGGAATGACCTGCACCAGCGTTGGCAGTTTATCGATGATGAGACAGAGCGTGCTGATCAGATCCACAAAGATCTGCGAGCCGCCCTGCATCACGGGGCCTTGCTGATCGCCCAAAGCGCGGCGGAAAAAGGTTTGCTGATGTACGACTGGCGCGAGCGGCAAGAATTCCACTTTGGGTTCGAAAGCCGACTGTACT